TCAGCTGAGCGGGGCCGGGCCGGTGTCGTAGTCCTTGGCTTCACCGTGCCGGCTCGACTCGATCAGCTCCACACCGATGCCGTGCAGCATCTCGCGCAGTTCCAGCCAGTCGCGCTTTGTGATCTTGCCCCGCGCATCGTTGTTCGTGGCCGCACTCAAGAATGCGCGCTGGCCGCAGTCCAGCATCTGCACATGCACCGTGCTGGCGAACTTGCTCCGAAGCTCGAAGCTCTCGCCCGGCAGGTAGCGCCGGGCCGTCATCGACGTGACCTCAAGATGCCAGGACATAGCCCCTACCTCCCCGCCTGCTCGGCGATCTTGCGCACGGCGTCCCCGCTCGCCTTGCTGCCCCTGCTGCTGCCAATGAAGTAGGCGATGGCGCCGGTCAGGCCTGTCTCCACCGTGGCATAGGCCCGCACGATCAGCGCGCGCAGGAATTCGTCCACCGGCAGCGGCGCGAAGTAGAACAGGGCCAGCGTACCCGCCCAGGCCGCGGCCAGCATGAAGAAAATGACTTGCGGCATCCAGTCCTTGGTGGCCGTCTGCCGCGCGCGTGCATCCTGTACATCACGCATGACCGCCTCGTCCGCCGCCTGGTTCAACTTCTCCACGTCGATGTCCAGTTCCCGCATGCGCACCGCAAACGCCTGCTCGGCCGCCTTGATCGACACGATCTGCTCGCCGGTCAACTGGCCGCTGGAGATGGCCGCCGCCACATCCGCCTCACTCGCGTTCTCGTCGCCGAGCACGGCGCCGGCCAGCACCTTGATCGCAGCGCCAGCCAGCGGGCCACCCAAGGCCGTCCCCAACGCGGGCGCCACGCCGCTCACGAACTTGCGCCAGTCGAAGTCGGCCATGGTCACCCCTTCGCCGCGATGAGGTTGGCCGCCACGCGCCGCGCCCATCCCTTGCCGAAGTCCTTCCAAGTCACGAGATCAGCCAGCATGTTCAGCCGGTGACCGTTGAACCTGGCCGCAATCGCGTTGCCGTTGTAGCCCTGCGCAGCCATCATGGTCTTGGGGCCGAAGATGCCGTCATCCGTGACGAACACCGCGCGCTGAAGCCATCGAATGGCCTGGCGCACGCCGGAGTTGTAGGCCGCATCGAATACATCGAAGCGCAGCGACGGCGGCAGGCTGTCCGCCTGGACGGCATCCCAATAGGCCTTGCGCGCGATCGCTTTCGCTGTCTCCTGCGGCAAGGTGCGCATGTCGCCCATGTAGCCGTACTCGCGGGCCACGCGCTGGGTGATGCCCCATCGCGTGGCGCCACCCGGATCCGCAGGGTGGTCCACGAAATCGCCTTCATGGCCGAGCAGCCGGCCGAATGCTTGATCGAATTCCATCAGCGGTCTCCCAGCGGTGCTGGCATCGTGTCTTCCAGCTTCATGCCGAACTTGTGCTCGATGAAGCGGCGCCCGGCGACCTCCGCCCATGCCAGGGTCTTGGCGCCGATGTGCCCCATCATCCCGACGGCGCAAGCCGTGAGCAGCGGGTTCATCTCCATCGCCTCGCAGGCCCAGAAGGTCAGGAAGCCGACGAAAGCACTGGTGGCCAGCTCGCCGATCAGCATCGACAGGCTGAGCATCGTCCCGCGACGCAGGGCCATGATGAAGCGGACCAAGCCGCCCATCATCGAGATGCCGAGCACCACGCCGTACTCCTGCAGGCTGTAGCTCAGCGGCGACTTGATCGTCGTGGTGGCCATGGCCAGAGACGGCTGGAGCAGCTGCAGCGCCAGCACCACGGCGATGACGATGCGCATCATGCCGGCAGCTCCAGCGGCGGCAGCATGGCAAGCAACTCGGCAGCGGTGGGCTCCGCAATCTCGCCGGCCTCCCACTGCGCCAGGATCTCGTAGCAGCGCGCGTAGGTGGCATCCATCCAGGTGGCATACACCACGCCCTCGTCGTGGAATGGGCCGGGGTAGCCCGCACGCAGCGACGCCGTGATGATGCTGTCGTACCGGCGTAGCGCCGCCCCTGCGTTGAGGTGCGCATCCACGTGGCGCAGCAGCAAAGCAATGCGCTGCTCGACGGTTGGCGGCTCAGGCTGCGGCGGATCAGGCTCCACTGGTATGTCGCGCAGCACCCAGGCACCCGCCTCTTCGGCCACGTACTGGCCAGGGCCAGGCTCCGGCGGCTCGACCTCCAGGCAACTGCCCGGAATGAGCCAGCGGCCCGGCTCCAGCGGGTCCATGTCGCCGCGCTCGAAGGCAAGTTCGAACGGCCCCACGTAGCGGCGGGTGAAGGGGTGGAAAGCAAAGACGATCTTGGGATCGATGACGGGCATGTCTTCCATGAGGACCTCAGTACTTGATGCAGACCATCACAGCGCGGTTGGCGGGACGCGACTCGGACGCACCTTCCGCTCCGATGACGTGCGCATGCGGCGGAACAGCGTCCATGGTCACGCCATGCACGTGAGGAGGGACGGCATTCATGGTCAGTGGGTGGTCGTGGTTGGGAACCGTGTTTGTGGTCATCGCAACCCCCGCCGTGTCCTCTGACTTGAACGAAGCTGCAGCCCCACCACCGCCAGCGACGCGGGTTTGAGGCGCGGTGTTGGTATGGCCCCCACCGTTGCCCACCGAGCCCGTAGGCGTGTAGCCGCCGCCGGAGTTCGCCGAACCCGTCGGGGTGTGCCCGCCCGCAGAAACGGTGGATCCGCCGTGGGCGTGGATCAGGTTTGCGGACGCTTGGACGGATGCGAAGGCGCGGCCCGGGTCGACGGCGCCGCTCTCGTCCCATGACCGCGCAAACAAGCCATAGTCATTCGGCAGGTTGAAGGTCGTCACCCCGTCCCCGGCGCCGTAGAGCGTGCCAATCCGCTGGAATAGCCGCACATAAGTCGTGCGCGAAACCGCAGCCCCATTTGCCTTCAGCCATCCAGCCGGCGGCGCGTTCATGTAGAACTCGCCGCGCTTGCCGGGCGGCGCCGCCTCCTGCACTTCCCAGTCGCCGGCCAGTCCGCCCCAGTGCCCGCCATCCACAGACACCAGCGGGCGCACGATTCCCTCGGCTCCGGCCCCCCATCCGATGGACAGCACCTGCGCTCCCTGGCCAGGCCCTTGCCCCATCAGCACCAGGTTGTCGCGCGCTGCGGTCAAGGAAATGAGCCAGCCCGCATAGGTGCCCGAACCGACCACGCCGCCGGCCCCTACGATGAACGACATGGCGCCGGTGTTGATGTCGTAGGAGGCGATCACCCCCAACATCCGCCGGCCTACCGGATCACCGGAAAGCGCCACGACGATGCTCTGGCCGGCCGTCCAAGCCTTGCCGGTCTGGGTTGTCAACGATTTGGTCCCAAGACCCATGGCCACCGTGGACACGCTGCTTCCGCTGGTGCCAGGTGCGTTGGCGGCAGATGTAGCGGCAGCCGCAGCCTGATCACGCGCGGCGAGTGCCACGTCACGCGCTGTCACGGCTGCCGCTGCGCTGCTCTGTGCCCCGGTCGCCCGCTCCTCCGCAGCGACAGCGTTCTGACGCGCCGCCGCAGCAGCAGCATTTGTCTGCGCAATGAACGTGGGGTATGCGCCCACCGTAGCGAAGGCCTTGGTATTGAAGTCCGCCTGCGTGTCCGTCAGTTGCGGCGCGGGCGGCATCAGCGCAATGGTGGGAGGAATCACGATGTCGGTCACGTCAGGCCCTCAAGTTCAAGTTCGCAGGTGGAGTAGTCGAAGTAGGCAATCAGCACTTCGAAGCTTTTGTAGATGCCGTAGACCGTCATGGCCTCATATCGGCCGGAGCCGATCCACAGGCAGGGCTGAGCCCGCACATCGGCCAGGAAGTCGACAAACGCGTCGACCTCCGCAGCGCGCAGCACGGGCGACCAATTGGCACGTCGTGCGAATGGCCGCTCCACCAGGATCGTGTCGCCGAACTCGTTGCGCTCTTTGCGCGAGTAGTCGGTGATGCCGATGCGCGCGCCCATCTGCACACCCATGGAGAAGGTGCGCATCTGGCCCAACAGAATCACGCCGACGGCCAACCCCACGTTGCCCGCGATGTCGATGGTGATGTCGGCCGCAGGCGCGCTCGGCAGGTCGGCGTAGATGCACTGCTTCGGCGACGTGCGCGGCCCAAGGAACCAGTCCCACCAGGTCGAGACAAGCAGCTGCCCCGCGAGGTTGACCGTCTTGTCGTAGATCAAGCCCAGCGATGGATCCGTGACACGAACCCGCATCGCCGTGGCATCGACCAGGTTCAACGCAGCAATGGTGTGCACCGCCTTGCCCGGCTTCAGGGTGTAGGTCAGGAAGTTCTGCGCGCGCGTTTGCGTGCTGTTGCTCTGGTCGAAGGCCTTCCAGCGGTTGGTCGGCCCAACCTCGACCCATTGGTCAGGCGAGCCCGCGGGCGCATGCCCCACATTGCTGTCGACGAGGCTCTCGTAGACCTTGTGCTGCGACGTCGCAATGACGCGCGCACCTTTGGCGTAGCCTGCGCCAGCAAGCCATTCAGCGTAGTCAGCCTCGGAAATGTTGGTGCTGACCAGCATCGCCGGCGTGATCGACAGCGGGCGCACCACACGCATCGTGCTTGGCGTCATGACTGCACCTCCCGCGCACGCATGGCCGACCCGCCTTCGGTGACATCCTCCCACAAGCGCTGGGTTGCCTCCGCTGCGCGCGTGGCGCGCAGCTGCAGGCTGACCTGGGTCGCCGCCCGGCTGCGCTCATCTTCACGCTGCGCGCGCATCTCGGCCAGCATGGCCGCGAAGTCGCCCAACGCCCCTGCGCTTGCACCCGCAGTGAACACTTGCGCCGGCGGCAGATAGGCCAGCTCGGGGCCGCGCTCGCCGACCATGGCCCACCCACCGGCATGGGCGCCGCCGTTGGCGAAGGCCGGCACCGTGATGCCCTGGCCAGCAGCAATGGCGCGGGTGGTCTCCAGCAAGCTGGCCGCGATCTGCGCCTGGAACGCCTTGAAATCGGCCGCGCTGGACGCGTTCTGGCGTGCCAGCTCGACCACCGAACGGCTCAGCTCTGGCAGCGAAGCAGCCGCCGCCTGATCTCCGGCACGCGCCTGGGCGGTGGCCAGCGCGAACTGGCCCTGCGTGTACGCGAAGCCGCCCAGGCCGGCCCCGGCGATTTCGCCGCGAATGCGCTTGACCTCGTCGACCAGTGTGTCGCCAACAGACTGCCAGGCGGCCTTGACGCGGTCGGCGGCGTCCTGCGCCGCCTTGGCGGTGGCGTCCGCGGCCTGCTTGTCCTGCAGGTCGAAGATGGCCTGCTGGATGGCCCGGTTCTCGTCGGTGAGCAACTCGGCCATCTGGCGCCGGCGGATCTCGCCCGTGTCGCCCTGCAGCTGCAGCAGCTGCATCTCCAGCTGCTGGCGCTGCTGCAGCGAGGCCTGCGCTGCGCGCGCGGCTTCGGCGGTGTTGTCGATGATGGGCGTCAAGTCGGCGAAGGCACCCTGCAGCGCGATCAAGCCCGCGTACTGCTGCTGGCCCTTCTCGGTGCCCACGTCGATGCTCTGCGCCAAGGCGCGGAAGGCAGCGCGCGCATCGGCCGCGTTGCCGGCCACATCCGGCATGACCAGGCCCAGGCCCTCGAATGCATCCTGCGTGCGGCGGATCGCGGCGGCACGCTGCTCTTCGGCGGTGAAGTAGTTCTCGAAGTAGCCCGTGAGGTTCTGATTTAGCGCCTCCAGGCCGCCGGCCGCAGCAATGAGGCCGGTGGCCGCATCGAACGACAGGTTGCGCAGGTTCTGGAACGGCAGCTGGTTGATGGCATCGCGGAAGCTGCGCACGAAGTCGATCTGCGCCTGGATGCTGTTGAGCAGCTCGGCCGCGGCTTCGTCCGTGAGCTTCTCGGCATCGATGCCCTTGAGCTGCGCCGTGATGACCTTGGGCAGGTCGGTGGCGGCCTGCAGGGCCTGCACGGTCACCTGCAGCATGTCGGTGGCGAAGTTCTTGACCGCCTCCTCCGCATTCGGGCTGCGGCTGCTAGTGGACTCCCACGGCCGGCCACTGCCCAGGCCCGACTCGCCGAAGGTGACACCACCCGTCAGCGTGCCGCCGGAGAAGACACCGCCACGGCCTTTGCCCGACGTTTCCAGGCCCGCCTGGAAGCTGGTGAGCGCCAGGCTGGAACCGAGGTCACCCAGCAGCGCGTTGATGCCCTTGGTGGTACCGGTCATCAGCTCGGACACATAGTCCTTGGCGAACTCGCCGCCGCCGGGACCGACCACGAACGTCACCTCACCCTGCTTGCTGTCGATGTAGCCGCCGCGGCGGTAGTCCAGCACCTGGTCGCCCTGGAAGTTGATGCCGTAGTGCCCGCCGTAGCGCTCCTCGCCTTTGCCCGCGAAGGCCATGATGGCCAGGATGGCCGCAGCGGCGATCCAGCCATATGGGCCCAGCGATGCCGCGGCGCCGGCGGCGCTGGTGCCGCCGCCCGCAGCGGCCGCCGTGCCGGCCGCCGCACCGGCCGTGGCGCCTGCGGCCGTGCCAGCCGAAATTGCGTACGAGGTGGCCGCCTCCCCCAACAGCGCAGTGCCCGTCCCCAGCGCACCGCCAGACGATCCCAGCACCCCCGCCGTACCCAGGAAGGTGCCAGACCCCAGCGTGCCGCCAGCGAGTGCAGCCGACGCCCCGCCGATTGCCGAAGCGCCAGCGTACAGCGCCGGGGCGGTATAGAAGGCCGCACCCAGGCTGCTGGTCACCCCGCTGGCCGAGCTGGCGCCGGTGAACCAGCTGTACGCCTTGCTACCCCAGTCATACAGCGACTTGGCATCCTTGATCATGCCCAACACGCCGCCACCCGACGCAGTGCCGTCACCAATCGCACTGGAAACCGCGCCGCTGACCGGCTGCAGGATGGCGCTGATGGTGGGCCGCAGCACCATCGTCTTGAACATATTGACGGTGGTGTCGCGCAGGTTCTCGGCAGCCGTCTTGCCCTCCTCGAAGCCGCGCAGCAGCGCGTCTGTGAGGCTGCGGTTCACCTCCTCGGTGGTCTTGTTCCACTCGTCGCGCATCACCTGCTGCTCGACGTTGGCCATCTGCCGCGCAGCAGTGGCTTCCTCGATAGCCCTGAGGGCCTGCTCCTGCTCGGCATCCAGACGCCGCCCCTCAATCTCGCGGAGACGCTCTTTCAGCCGCACCTGCACCTGGTACTGCGCGATGGCAATGGCGCGGGCGCGCTCGCCCTGCCCCATCAACCCCAACTCGAACTGCACCGCCTCGTTGGCTTCGTCGATGTTGCGGCCGTACTCATAGGACGCGGTCAGCGCCGCATTCCAGGCGTCCTGCCGCTGGCGGTTGTAGGCATCCCAGTCCTCGCCATCCTGCTGTTTCTGCGCCGTGATCACGGCGCTGGCCGCGGCGGCCTGGCGGAACGTGAGCTCATTGATCTCGCGCAGCTGCTTTTTACGCCGCTCGCTGATCTCGGTGTCCACCAGGTCGATCTGGCCCTTGAGATTGGACACTTCCTTAAGCGCGTTCTTCTGTTGCGACTGGATCGCCAACTCGGCCTGCAGCGCGGCGCGCTGGCGTTCGAGCTGACCCACTTCCGCCGCCGCCACCACGTCAATCGCTTCGCGGTCTGACAGGGCCTGCATGCGACGCATGCTGCCGATCTCATCAAGCGTGGCCTTGGTGAGCGACGCCTCGACCGCCAAGCCGCGGCGGATCTCCGCGAGCCGCGCCTCCACCGCATCCTTGGCGGCGGCCTGCGCGTCCCCTTTGTCGCTCAGGTCACCGACGCTATCCTTCGATTCGCCAGCGCCCGATGCGTTCACACCGACCATCGCCTTCAATGCATCAGTGGCAGCCAGCGCCTCCTTTTGCACGGTCACGATCTGGGCACGCAGCTGCGCGATGCGGCGATTGTTGGTGTCGTTGGCGGGATCGCGCGCCTGGATCAGCTCAGGCCCCTGCAGCATGCCCTGCAGCCGCTTGATCTCCGCCTGTGCACGCTCTGCGCGGCTTGTCGCCTGGCCCAGCGGATCAACACCCAGCGCCATAGCGCCGAATTCCTTCAGCCCTCGCAGGACGCCGAGCAGGACGCCGCCCTCCTTCGCGCCGGCCGCCATCGCCCCCGCAATTTGGGTTAGCCCGGGCACCATGCGCCGCGCAAATTCGCGGCTCAGGTCGCTGGCGTTAGCCTGAAGCCCGAACAGCGCCTTGTTGAGCTTCTCAGCCTCCTCGGCCTGCTGCGCGGTGACTTTGCCGACCAGCGCCCCCTGCTCGGCAACGTTGGCCATGAACGGCGCGAGTTCCTTGACAGACTTGCCAAACAGGTCCGTCATCAGCCGGCCCTTGTTCATGTCATCGGCGTAGCCAGACAGGGCCACAGCGGTCACACGCACAGCCTCGGCAGGGTCCAACTTGCGCAGCTCTGCCACGCTCAGCCCGATGGCTTTGAGCTGCCGGGCGGTGTTGCTCTCTGGCGTGGCCTTGCTCAAAAGGTCGTTGAACTTCACAAGCACCGAACCGACAAGATCGAGCGACGCGCCGGAGCGGCGGGCCACATCCTCCAGCGCGCTGATGCTCTCGATGGTGGCGCCGGTGGCGTCCTTGATGTCGTTGAGCGCGTCGACGCCATCATTGACGTTCTTCACGAACGCGACCACCGCACCCAGCGTGAAGCTGCTTGCCAAGGCCGCGATCTGGCCGGCCGCGATGGAGGCCACAGGCCCCACCGCGCCGAGCCGGTCGATCAGGGTGCCTTGCGCACGGGCCGCAGCCTCGGCGCGGTTCTTGGCCGCCTCGTACGCATCGAGCGTTGGCTTGAGCGCCGCCATGTCGGCGCCACGCATGCGGGCCAGGCCTTCCTGGTACTGGCGATTGGCTGTGCCACCAGCCTCCCATGCAGCAATCTGCCGCCGCATGCCGGCCTCGATGTTCCTGGTGACGCGGTCCATGCCCTGCGTGACCGCCTCACCACTGCCGCCCAACTTGCCCAGGCCGCGCGCAGCCTGCTCGCCCACTTGCTCCGCCGACTGACCCAGCGACGACAGGCTGCGCTTGGCGCGCGTGACCCCGGTCTCCACGCCGTCGGCGTTGGCGGAGATCTTGATCTGGGTGTGCAGGTCGTCAGCCATGGATCACGGTTTGGGTTTGGGTGCGAAATCGCGCATCGTTTTCAGCGCCGACTGCTCCATGGCCATCAGGCAGCTGTGCAGGTCGTCCCACTCGGCATTGCACAGCCCGAGTCGGTCCATGAGGGGGTAGATCGCCTCCCAGCGCAAGCCCAGGGGGACGGCACCCATCGTGGGGTATGCCCAGCGGGTGCCCACCCGCTGGAACAAGGCCAGGGCGCGCTCGTTGTCGGGCCAGACTTCGATTTCCTCGGTCTCGTAGTCTTCGAGCTCGAAGCCTTCATAGCGCGCCTCGTACTCGGTGATGTCTGGCTCGTGGAGCGCACGGGCTATGGCCTGGAGTTTCCCAAGCGGCCCTGGTAGATCGCGAGGTCGTAGGCGTTGAGGATGGCGATCAGGCTGCCAGCGAACTCATCCTCCAGCGCCATGAGCGCATCGGCCGTGAACGCGTCATCCAGGTCCCAGCCGGTGGCGAAGAGCAGCACCGTGTCGGCATCGCGGCGCAGACCCTCGCGCACGATGGTCTCGTAGCCGCGGGCCAGCAGCCCGGTGATGAGCGTGGGCTCGGCATCTTCGATGCGCTGCACCTGCACGACCTCGGCCTCCGCGGGCTTCAGCGTGGCCTCCACCGCCTCGCGGTGGCGGTCGTCGCGCAGCTTGGACCACTCCGTCTTGCGCATGGCATTGCAGCGCAGCAGCAACTCGGCGACAGTGCCGTCGAGCTTGGTGACCGTGATCGGCAGATCGAACTGCGGCGCCTGGGTGCCGAGCGACTTGAGCCGCGCGGCCGGGATGGACTTGAGCTTGGTGGTGTCCGACATGGGTTTCTTTCGCAGGGAGTGGAGCCCGTGCCCGGCTCCGCCGTCCCTGCGAGAGGACGAACGGAGCCAGGTCGGTGCGCAGTGTGGTCAGACCTTCAGGCCGCGGCGTAGCGCGTGCTGGAGTTCTGGCCGTTGATCGTCCCCTTCACGCGGACGATCTGACCTTCGGCCTCGATCTCCTCCTCGTTGAAGGACACGGTGCCGGGGATGAGCGTGAAAGCCCCCGTCTTGGCGCGGCGCCGCACCACGGTGGGCTGCTGCGTCTGCGACAACTGCACCATGGCCTCGTAGCCCGGCGTGCCGATCAGGTCGGCATCCATCTCGAAGCTGCGACTCACCGCGGTGAACCCGTCGTTCAGGATGAACTCGTTCTCGTACTCGGTGAACTTCACGTTGATGGTCTTGGCGTCGCCACCGGTGGACGTGTGGCCCATGGTGCGGTCCAGGTCTACCCACTTCGCCGGCACCACGCGGCGAACCGTGCCCACGCCGCCACCGGGCGCGAACAGCGTCTGGTCGAAGGTGTTGCATTTCTTCAGCGTGATCAGGTCGCCAGCAACGGTCTTGACCTGGAAGGCCTTGTAGTTGATGCGGCCCCAGCCGGAGAAGGCGACGACGATGTCACCGACCGAGCAACCGTGGCCGGCCGCGGTGAGCACCGCCTCGACAGCGTTGGTGATCGCCGTGACGGCAACGGCGGGGGCCAGCTCGGTGGCCACGGAAGTGATGGTGCCGGTGGGAGTGCGCATGGGGTTGGTCCCTTCAGGTGTTGCCCTCGCGGGCGATGGAATCAGGTGATGGCGACATCCGGCTGGGCCGGATCCACCGCGTAGGAAAAAATCCAGGTGTGCATGAGCACTGCGATGGCGGTCTCGCCCTCGCCGCTCATGAACAGCCGCGAACCGCGCAGGGCGATGCCGAAGCAGCACAGCCCCTCCAGGTCCGTCGTCAGGTCGGGCTGAGAGCCGCCGGCCAGCAGCTGCTCGACCTGCAGGCCCAAGGCATCAGCCTCGTCGCCGTAGCCCGTGGCGCGGGCCACGCACATCGACACGCTGACCGGCAGATCGCGCCGCTGGATGCCTTCGGCCGTGACCTTCGTGATGCCTTCGCCGCTGTCGCTTTCGCGCAGCAGGATGGCGGGGCAGCGGCCAGCCGGCACCGGGTCGAGCCGGTCCAGGTCGACGAGCGCGGACGCGAACGCCTCGGCGAGCGCGACGCGCAGCGCATGGAGGATCTGGCGCTTCACGTGCATGGTCAGGCCCTGCGCAGTTGCAGCACGGTGATGCCAGTGCCATCCGGCTGCTTGCCGGTGACGGCAAACAAGCCTTCGCCCTGCACCGAGATCTGGCTGCCGTGGTCGAGCGCGGCCACATCGCTGCTGCGCGCCCGGCACTCCGGGCCCACGGTCTCGACGAAGCCGCCCACCGCCTCCGGGTGCGCGTCATAGATCACCGGGAACGAGGCTCCGCCCGCCGTGGCCACCACGGCAAAGCCGCTGGCCACGTCGAAGAAGGCGCCCAGGTCTTCGGTGAACATGGCCTCGCTCAGCCTTGCGACTCGACAGCGTCACCCAGCAGATCGGACGGGCCCGCCTGCTCGCGCTGCTCGTCCTGCTGCTTCTGCAGCGCTTCGGCCTCGGCTTCGGCCTGTGCGTTCGCCTGCGCCTCTCGCGCGGCTGCCGCAGCGGCCTCCTCGGCCTTTGCCCTCTCAGCTGCAGCAGCCTTGGCAGCCTTGGCCGCGCGGGCCTCGGCCTTAGGGTCGTGCGGCCCCACCTTGCCGGCCGTGGCCAGCTCGGTGTACTGCACGAGCGTCAGGTGCACAGTGGCACCTGGCTCGACCCGCCCGCCATCGATGCTGATGGCGCGCAGCACGGTGTACGGCTGCGGGTCGGCAGGGCTTACTTTGACTGCGGGGGCCATGCTGCGCCGCACCTCAGGTGATGCTGGTGGCGCGCGAGAACGCGGCCACTTGGCGAACACCCACATCCACGCTCTGGATGGCGCGGATACCCGTGATCGCAGCAGTGAAGTTGGCGTACGGGTTGAGCGCGATCTCCAGCATGCCCCACTCGCCAATCACGACCTGGCTGTAGTCGCCGAAGATCATGCTGCCGGCGGTAAGCTGCGTGGTGGTGGTGGCCTGGTAGCCGCCCACCTGGCCATCCAGCACCGTGCCAGTCCACAGCGGCGTGTCCGTGCCGCTGAAGCGCTGACGCTGCATCAGCAGGCCAGCGACGGCGGGGGTGGTGGCGTAGGCGCAGCCATCGGCCAGCGCGTTGCTGGAAGCCAGGTCGGTCTGGAACTCGATGATGCCCGGGTAGGCCAGCCCCGTACCGACCACGGAGCCGATGCCGGCGGTGTTGGCGATGCCGGTGGGCTGCCCGCCCGTGCCGCTGCCCTCGAAACCAGCCAGGTCGATGCCCAGGCTGAGCACCTTCGCGAGGTCAGCCATGACCATGGACTCGGCGGCCGGGGTGCTTTGCAGCATGAGCAGGCGGCTCAGCTCGGTGTACGCGCCCAGCGTCTTGGGCGACAAGGGCAACTGGCCAACGGTCTGCTGGCTCTCGGTGATCGGCGCGGCTTCATTCACCAGCCAGTAGGCGGTGGCGGCGCCGGTCTGCTTGGGCACGGCCACATTGCCGACCAGGCCAGGCAACAGCGTGGCGCCAAGTGCCACCAGGCGGCTGCGGGCGCGCAGCAGGTCGATGAAATTGGCCGCGTCGAGGTTCGTGGCAACCAGGTTGCCACCACCCGTGGGCGCAGCCACCGTCAGGTCACGCTTCTGGATGTCCATCGGCAGGTAAAAGCCGCCGTGCACCGCCTCCTGCAGACCGGTGCGCTTGAGGATCTCGGTGTGACACTCCAGCTCGAACTCAGCGCCCTTCCAGCTCTTGTCGGTCAGTGCGCGGATGGCCTTGAAGACGCTGAAGCGCTTGGCCTGCTTCGGCTCCATGTCGAGCATGGTGACGGGCGCGGCCTGCGATGCCGTCATGGCGTTCATGATGTGCGCCCGCAGCTGCTCGACGGTCTCGCCCTTTTCGACGGCGGTGCGCGCGAGCGCCACACCACCGAAGCGGGCGAAGGTTTCGCCGATGGCGCCGAGTTCGCGCACACGGGCACGCTCGTTGGCGACATGCTGGCGCACGTCGTCACTGGTGATCGCCGGCGCTGCGGGTGCGGCAGCAATGGCCGGGGCGGCGACGGGGGCGGGGGCAGCGGCAGGCGCGGCCGTGGTGGTATCGGGGGTCACGCGGGACTCCTTTGATGGGACAGAAAGAGGAACGGCGGCAACGGGCACGGGCAGCTGTGCGCTGCGGCCCACGCCGACGGAGGCATCGGCGGGCACGCTCACCAGAGAGACCTCCAAGGGCTCCCAATCGGTGGCGGTGTAGGTGTCGACCCCGCTGTCGCGCACTTCCGTGGCAACGGCTTGGTGGATCACATAGCCCACGCTGACATGACGGCGGATGCCGTCGACCACATCGGCGAACACTTCCTCGGCCCTTGCGCTTCGGCCAAAGCGCACCTTGGCGCGGACCACCCGGTCAGCGCCAATCTGGACAGACTCGACTACGCCTACGTGATCGTCGTGATCGTGACCGCACAAGAGCGGCGCACCATCGCGCATGCGCGCCAGGCGAATGGCGCCCGGGTCGCACGACAGAATTTCTCGGAACCAGCCACGGTCCACCACGGTCTCGCTGGCCAGCGCCAGCTCCACCGTGCGGGCCTCGGTGTCGACCGCGCTACGCGCAACGCCGAATGCACGCTCCATGCGCGTGCCAGGCGCGACGGAGCGCTTCTGTGCGGCTTCGGGCGCGGGGGCTGCAGGGGCTTGGCTCATGGGCAGCGATGGTCCGCAGAACACGCTGCCCGGTTAAGGCCCAATTTGGCACAGCCGCCACGCGAGGCAACTACTCGGCCGCGGGCGGCTCGGGCTTCTTGAACCCGACGCGCTTGAACTCCTTGGCAGTCAAACCGCGGTCGTCGTTGTAGCGGTTGGTCATTGCGATGTCGGCGTGGCCGAGCAGCGTCTGCGTGTCGATGCCCTGCTTGCGGTACAGGCGCTCAGACAGAGATCGCAGCTCGTGCAACGAGGGCCACTCGCCCTCACCGTAGGCGCCGGGGAACGCAGTGCGCATGATCTCGGTGAAGCGCGCGCTGAGATTCGATTTTTCCAGCGGCTTGCCGCTCTTCTGCCGGATCAGGAAATCGCCAGGTGGCGCGTATTCGCGGCAGGACTCGATCACCTCGCCGACCGACATGCCGATTGCATCCAGCCGCAGATCCAGCGGGATGGCCAGCCGCGAGCCGTAGCCCTTGCCGGCCTCCTTTTGCTGGACCACCTGCAGGCACCCATCGACCACGTCGGAGAACTTCATCTTTGCAAGATCAGCGCGGCGCTGGCCGGTGGCCACCCCGAGCAAGACCATCGGCGTGACCCACGCCTGCGCATGCGCTGCCGCCGCATCGCGCACGCCGGCCAGCGTCTCCAGGCTCATGCGCTTGCGCTGCACTTTGGCGGAGATCGGGTCGACGGGCAGGGCGGCATTGGCCTCCACCCATTCATCCATCACCGCCTCCTTCAGCACGTCCTTCATGAGCGCCAGCACGCGGCCGCGCAGACTGTCGCTCTCCAACCCGTCCTGCAGCGCAGCCTTGATCAGGCGAGGCTTGAGGCTACGGATCGGCAGCTCGCCCCAGAGGCGGTCGATATGCCGGAGATTGGACTCGGTGTTCGTGCGCGTGTTGGCCTTGATGCTTTTGCGCGCAACGATGTCGCGGTAGATCGCCAGCCACTCACGCACCGTCCGACCCGCAGGCTCGTCTACCGATGGCAGTTGGGGCTCCGGCTCGGACTGGGCAACCGAAGCCGCGACGACAGGCACTGGCGGCGGAGCGGGCGCCGGCGCCGGCGGCACCTGCACGTGCGGAGGAACTGCATGCGGTGGCACAACAGCCACCGCAGAGGCTAGAACACCCCCATCAACCGAAGCCGCCTGGACAGGCATCGCAGCGACACCCGGCGCCAGCCCGGAATAAATCGCTTCGCGAAACCGTGAAATTACCAGCTCTGCGAGAACATTCGCATCGACCTGGAGCGTGATGTTGGCAGATATCGGTGGCAGCATGACGGCCCTTTGCAAAGAGTTTTTCTATTAGAAAAACTGTAGCAGAGCCCTTGTTTACCTAGTAGGTAAACTTACGTTTATCAACCAACGAAACCGTGACAGAATTCACGCATGACGACCAAGAACAAAGGAGGCAGGCCGCGCCTCTCCGACGACGAGCGGCTCATCCCAAGGACCATCAGCATGAATGCTGCAGCCTGGGAGCGAGTTGACCTCTACGGCTACGACTGGATGCGCGAGCGGGTAGCAAAGGGCACACCGCCCAAGGACTGGAAGCCGCCAGCCGAGTCGGTCAAGAAGTGACAAGGCTCGCATGGCGAGCCTTCAGATGGTCAAGTCTGCACCAGCAAGTGGATGGATCCGCCCGGCAAGAGGGTGGGAATCAGCGCGTGAAGGCAGACGCCGGGATGATCCCGCTGTTCTTGATCAGGATGTTCATGGCAAAGGTCTCGTGGGCGCCATCGTTGGTGGCGTAATTGGCAGTCCCGTTCACGCGCCACAAGCCACTCCCGATTGCGGACTCCGCGATGCTGGCGATGTCGAACACCCGGCCAGCACCCACGCCGCCAGCACGGATGCCGGCGTTGACCTCGTCGTAGCGCGTGGCCCATGCGCCCTTGGTCTGCCCCGCAGTCGTGGCCCAGGAATCGCTGCTGGTCGTCCACGGGTTCAGCGTGGTCTGCCACACGGGCTTGTCCGGGAAGTAACCGTGGATGGTGTTGAGCGATGCCTGGAGCTGAGTCCAGGTGCGCCCGGCGCCCACAACGTCGTTGATGCCGTACTCGCAGATGATGTGCGACACGTACTGCATCAGCTCACGGCGTCGAGTGCTGGACGCAATGAATTTGTCGGCGCCGTCGCTGTGTTTGCCAACGTGGATGTATCCAAAGTTCGGGCCGATGGACCGCGCCACGACACCCAGGTCGCCAGTGGCATCCCCATAGCTGTCAGATGCGCCGGTGGTGCGGCTGTCCCCGATGATCCCGATCGTTGGCTCCACAATGTCAGAAACGATGGCGCAGGGTCCAAAGCGGATGCCGTCCCCGCCCGAGGTGCCGCCCGACACCGCGCCAACGCCCGTGACCGTGTTGGCCAGGCCGCTGACGGCGTAGACGTAGCCCTCTCCGCGGGCAGTGTCATTGACCAGTGGGTAGAAGCCGCCGGACGGGCTGGACTGCCAGATCAGGCCGTTCGGGCACGTCCAGTAGATCCGAATCATGAATTCGGCGTTTTTCGGCAGCGCGATGGCGAGCTTGTCGGAGAGCGCGGAGGTTTCTCCCGCCGGGATCACCGTGGAGTTGGCTGTCGACCACTTGAAGCGCGTGCTCGTCGTCCCGATGGGGTACTCGATGGCCGCCTCCACGGTGGCCGGTCCGTTGCCCGCCGTCTCGGTGAAATTGCTGTGCAAAACGACCCAATTCGGGATGGCGATCTGCACGAACGATACGGCGGCACGGGCGCGGTGCCGCGACCGGCTCATGGACTGCGTGCCGGATCCAGAGCCGGCACGGTCGGTCATCGTCAGCACCTGGCCCGCAAAGTTGCCGAGGTAGACGGACGGGCCGGGGAACGTCGTCGCAGCGCCGAACGGCGTGTAGGCGGTGGCCACCGGCCGCACGCCCGGCGCGTCAGCGACCACCTGGGTGTACGTCAGCGCCGTCTCGCCAGCGATGTCCGTCCAGGTGGAACCGATCAGCCGCTGCCACTTGACCGCACCCGTGCCCATCGGAAAGCTCGCCGTGAGCACGTTGCCCACGCCTGGCGTGCCGGTGACGACGATAGGCGTGCCGCCACCCCCTGACACCGAGGAACCGCTTCCGACAACAAGCCCGCGCTGAGGGTCGGAAGACACCGGGTTGGCGGTCTGCGGAGGCAGCAGCACCCCGTCGGTGTCGGAAGCAAAGCGCTTGCCGACCATCTCCGCGCCGAACGCGTCGGAGACCGTGTAGGTCTGCCCAAGGGCCAGCACCGCCCCAGCCTCGCCCAGGCGTGCCTGGGTCATCGTGATTCGCATCGTCATGTTTCGTCCTCAGACTTCGATTTGGGTTTGGCGGCCGGCGCCGCGGGCTGCTGCAGCTGGGCCTTGGCGTGCCGGTCGGGCAACACCACGCCAGCGGCCTTGCGCATGTCCTCGGCCTGCTTGATCTCTTGCAGCAGGTCCTCGTAGTCCATGCCCAGCTTCGCGGCCACGCTCTGCGGGCTCTTGAGGCCCGCGTCGATGGCAGCGACATCGGCCTCGATGTCGGCGCGCGGGTCGACCCACTCCCATCGCCGGCCCTGCCACGTGTGCGGCCGGAACTTGTCGATCTTGGCCAGCGGAAGCGCACTGCCGTTGGGCATCACGAACAAGCCGAAGGCCAGGCCGACGCGCAGCACCTCGGCGTGCACGCGGCGCAGGAACGACTGGGAGAACCAGCGTTGGATCAGCATCCACATGTCACGGTCTTCCAGCGTGCCCGACCGGATGCTCGAAAAACTCACGCCCTCCAGGTCGTTGGCGAGGGAGTGGTAGGCCACCAGCAGGCCACTGGCCACGCCGCGCAGGTTCGCTTTCACGAAGTCGGCGTACATCGCCGCCGGATAGTCGGGATTGAACGGCGTGAATTCCACGCCTTGGGGCAGCGTCTGGAACGTTCCCGGGTCAGCGTCCATGACGGGAACAGCATTGCCCGCCCCATCGACCTCGGTTCCGGTCACGACCGGCGCGTTGTCACCCTCGGGGGTGGTGAAGAACCCCATCTTGCTGGCGCCAACGCGCGCAGCGATGACAGCAGCCTCCTCGTACCCGCCAATGTTGTTCAGCCGCGGCATGGCCGCGTGAGCCCATGGCATGCCGCGGACCTGCTCGGGGCGGTCCGCAATGAAGTCGTGCAGGATGTCTTCGGCTGGCACGCGCTCAACAACGCCGACCTGGCCACCCTGCGCCTGCTGGTACAGGTCGCCTGGGTGAGCGCTGCGCAGGTGGTACGCCACGGGCCGGCCATAGCGGTTGAGCTCGACGCCCATGCGGATGGCATTGCGCCCCTGGTCGGCAGGCCGGTTCAGGTTCGTGTCCAGCCGGTCCACGTCCAGCGCCTGCAGCGCCAGGCCGAATGCATTGCCGGCCTCGGCCCCTCGGATCCAGCGGAACAGGTACTCGCCATCGCGGGCGACCTGCTTGATGCCGATGTGCTCCAGGTCCGTGCGGCTATGGCGGCCAGTGACATCGCACACGCCCGCCTCGGACCACCGCGCGATTCCGGCCTCGATGGCATCGTTCGCCAGGCGGTCGGGCTGACGGTCGGCCCCGTAGACACGCCCCTGTAGCCGGAAGCCATCGGGGCCGACGACGTTGGTGTCGACCAGCGCCAGCCACTTGCGCACGTACTCGTCGTTCTGCGAGAGGCTGCGCGAGCGCGCGCGCACCGCGTCGAGCGCACGATGGATGTCGGTGTTGGCACTGGCGCTGGTCGTGCTCCAGCCCTGGGTGAGCCGGTTGACCTGCGCCGCAGCGTAGGCGCGGCGGGCCGGCGCCTGCAGCATGCGCACAGGCTCAATGCCACTGCGCCCAATGGCGCCGGGGCGCTGCTGCAGCCACTTTGTGAGCACCACGCTGCGCTTCTGCGACACCGCGCGCTCGTTGTACCAAGGGACGGCGGCGGAACTCATCGGGTGTTGAACCGCACGCCGACCATGTTGGCGCCACCCATTCCGGCAGCCAGGCGGCCAGCCATCTCCTCGCGGCGCACTTCCGCCATCAGCTGGCTGCGGAACGCCATGAACTCGGATGGCGAGCGGAATGACTGGCTGCGGCCAGCGATCTGGTAGGACTGGAGGTACGCCTTGTTGCCGTAGGTCTCCATCGCCGCATTGACCGCGTCCAACGCCTTGCGCGCACTGGTGCGGCCATCGTGGGCGCTGGCTGCCATCAGGTCAGGCTGCACGCGCATTTGGCCGCGACCAACGGTATGTCGCTCGCCAGCCCGCGTGACCACCGCCACCCACTCGTAGGCGTCGGCCACATAGCCGGCCGTGGTCGAGGGCTGCAGGTTGACTTGGTGGTCGGCGCCAGCCGCCGAGCTGGTGATGTCGATCCGGCGCGCAGCGTTGATCAGCGCATAGGCAAGGACCCAGCCTTCGCTTGCAGGGTAGGCCGGCAGCACCTTGCGCCAGGCAACGGTATCGCCCGCGACGATGCAGGATGGTTCAGGGGTCGCGCTCATGGGCTCGCATGGTGCGAGCCCGCCCGAGAAGAGTTAAGGCCCAATTTGGCACAGCGCCAAGCGGACCTGGCGCTGGGCGCTACTTCCCGCCCAGGAGCCGATACCCGGTCCGGGGGCTGACGCCCGCACGCGCGAAAACCTCTCGCATGGGCAACTGGCTGCGCAGCCCGCACGCCAGCAGGGTGGTTCGTGTGACGCGGTTCATTTGCTTGGCGACGTAGGGCTTCGAGCCGCCCCACTGCCCACGCAGGTCTGACTCCAGCCGGACACGCGTATCGGTCGGCAACTCGGGCACATGCTGCACCAGGCGTGTCAGGAAGTCATCGACGATGTCAGCCATTTGGAGATCTTGTGCAGAGGTGATTTTCAAGCGCGACAGGCTGATTGTCGCTTTTTGCCTGTCAAGTTGCAAGAGGTGTCACCAGCTCTTTGCGAACCCCCCGCCAGCCCGGGAAAGCGGCGCCATGCGGCGCACTGCCGGGGGCGCCGCGACCGGCGCAGGCGCAGGCACTGGCTCGGGCGCTGCCTCCGGCACTGGGCTGGAGAACAGGTCCGCGGGCGGCTGCACCGCAGCCTCGACCTTGGCCCAATCCTTGTCGGTGAACTTGTGCAGGCCGAGCCGGTAGGCCGCGTGCAACGCGTAGTTGCGGTTGTCGAGCTGCTCGTTGCGTGGGCGCCGCTTGATCCACCTGTAGGCGTCGCGGCCATTGACCTTCGACAGCACGCGCTGCTCGGCCGTCAGCTGCTCATAGAACTCGCGCGGCAACTCGTCACTGAAGTGGACGCAGCCAGCGCCGGGCTTGTCGATCTCCAACTGGCCCAGCAGCAAGTCCTTGGCCGCATCGACACCGACGCGCCAGAGCTTGATGCCCTTGGGCACCTTCTGCCCGCGCCAGTTCACTTCCTGCAGGCTGCTGGCGCCCAGGATGTTGACGGTCTCAGCGCCATCGCCTTTGATCGCGCTCAGCCGCGGCAGGATGTGCTGGGCGGTGCGCACCCAGTTGTAGACGGCCTGCGTCTGGTCGGACGAGTCGATGCTGATGGCAGACAACCCCATGGATCCGCCGTGCCACTCCTGCTTGTAGCGGCGCTGCAGGTGCGCGGTCACCTGCTCCCAGTCGTCGTCCACCGCCGGGTTGCCTTCGAGCACGATCACATCCACGACCCAAGACTCCATGCCGCGGCCCCATGCCCAGACCGTGATCTCCCAACGGTTGCGCTGCACGTCGACACCGGCCGTGAGAACCAGGCCGCCCTTAGGCACGACGGTGAGCTTGTAAGGCTCGGCGCGCGCTTGCAGCGCGTGCTCGTCGGACCGCTGGCCCTGCAACTCCCAGGTCTCGCCCAGCGTCTCGTTGACGAATAGCTGCATCGGGCCTGCTTCGCCCTTCTCCAGCTCCACCAGCGCCTCCTCGAACTCCGTGACGATGGATGGCCAATCGCGCTGCGGGCTGTAGGCCGCCCACACGTGCAGGCCGAGCGTGCGCGGCGGCGCACATGGCATGCCGGCCGAGTCGCGCCAGACACGGTCCATGCCATATCGCTTGCCGGTCCGCTCGCACACCCAGACGCCAGGCGCCGGCAGGCCGCCCGCGCTCAGATAGTCGGCCTGCGTGATCGACTCGTGGCAGTGCGGGCAGACGTGCCGCACGGTCTCAGGCTTGCCCCGCTCCCACTTGAAACCGTGGGCGAACTTCTTGCCGCCCCAGGTCAGCGGGTGCTCAACGCCGCATCGCGGGCAGTCGATGTGAAAGCGCACCATCCCTTCGGTGTTCTCGCAAGCGCGCTCGACGTGGCACAGCCCCTTGAGCAGCGGTGTGCTGCCGCCGACGAACTTTGGGTACGGCGCTCCCTCCAGACGCCCCTTGGCCAGGCCGCCCGGATCGCCAGCCTTCTCAACGGACTGGTCGAACTTGGACCACTCATCGAGAATGGACACGGCGACCGTGATGCGCCGAAAGGCGCGGGCCGCCTTGCCGCCGAGCAGGTGCAGCGCGGACCCGAGGAACATCTTCAGTTTCATCGTGTCCTCGGAGCCCTTGCCCTTCTTGCGCACAGCGTTGACCGCCTTCACCCCGGTCTCAGGGTCAAGCACCGGATCGATCTCCGACTTGACGTAGCTGTCCCGGTCGTCGTCGGTTGGCTGCCAGATTGCCTGCTTGCGGCGCCGGTGCGCGATGTTGTAGACGACGAAGGCGGTCAACATCTTGGTGTAGCCGACCCGCTTGGACTTCCTGACGACGAAGTCCTTGATGCGGTCGTCGGACATGAAGTCAAGCACACCGACCTGCAGGGACCAGGCCTCCCAGCCCCCTTTCTGGTGGCTGCTCTCGCCGGCCAGCATGAAGTTGGCCTTGGCCCAGTCGCCCAATCGCTGCGGCGTCTCCGCCCGAAAGCCGTCCATGCCAGCGTGGACGGCGGCCTTGAGCGCGGCCGCCGTTTCAGGGTGCAGCATCGTCGAAGTCGCCTTCGTCGCCAGCGTCATCTTCGCCGGCCTGGACCATGGCGTCGACACGGTCCAGCACCTTCTTGTCCGTGGCGCGGATCCACTCGTTGCGCGCGCTGGCGATGAGCTTCTGCAGCAGGGTCCGCACCTCATCGGGCAAGTCCGGACATGCCTTGCTGATCATGCCGTCGAGCTGGTCGAAGCGGTCGACCACGGCCGACGATGCCTCGGCCAGCACATCGGCCAGCACTCCGATGGGTGCGTACTCCCCGCGGGCCACCGCGTTCTTGTGCGCCTGGCCGATGCGCTGCTCGCGCGCCAGCAGCGCCCGCTCCTGCACCAGGTCGACGCCGCCCTCCTCGCTCGCACGTGCCGCCGCCACGGCGCGCATGCGCTCGCAGTAGGCCAGAAGCAGATCGCCCACAGTGCCCTGGGCTGGAATCTTTCCCTCTCGCATGAGCGCACTGACGGCCTGCTGCGAAACGCCGACCATCGAGCCGAGCATGAGCTGCGTTCCGGCTGCGTCGAGGTCAACCATCCTCACAACACAACCCCCTTAGGAAGACCACTGAACAGTCCGCGAACGCGGTTCGAATTACCCGTGCTTGGGGGCTCGCCGGAAGGACCCATGAACCCCGGGGGGGTGCCCCACCCGGGCGCATGGGGCATGAGATGAAGCGCCATCACGCCTGGGCCTCCAGCTTCGTGCGGTACCGATAGCGGAAGCGGCGAGGGAACGCCTCGGACACCGTCCGCTGGGCGACGCCGCCCCAGTCCAGGGTCCGGCTGTACTGACCGCGCTGCACGAACAGCAGCAGCGGCTTGATGTCCACGCCGTGGATGCCAGTCTTGCTGTAGATGCCAGGGGCCAGATGGCTGTCGCGCGGGCTGCCACGCAGGCTGCCATACGCCACGAAGTACGAAGTACCCTGGATGGTGCGGTAGCCGCTGGCCGTGCGGCCCAGCTTCTCGCGGCGCTTGCGCGTGGCAGGCGTCATGTTGGCGCTGTAGCCCTGCTGTCCGAACGCCTGGAACCAGGACATGATCTTGACGATGAAGCCACGCTGCACGTTGCCGTAGGGGTCGAGCGGCGCCCCTGCGCCTGGCACGATCTGGTAGCCCTGGGGCAGGATGCCCGCACGTTGCAGCGCGCGCTCCGATGCCTTGTCGCCTCGACGGCCGCCGTCTATGTGCGGCGCCAGGATTCGGTCGGGATCCCCGCCCTTGCCGCCGAGGTACTGCGCCGCGACGCCAACCTCCAGCCTGTCCGGCGTGGCCTGCTCGACCAACACGCTCTTGCTGATGTACGGCGTGACCCGGTCGAACGCTTCGCCCAGCAACTGCTGCTCGGCTGCACGCACAGCGAAGCCGGTGTCGTTGAGTGCCTGCGCCGTCACGTCGGCGATATCGGACAGCCGATCACCCAGCCTGGCAATCTGCTCGTCGATGTTGTGGGACACACCGATCCTCATGCCGTGGCCTCCCTGGCCTGCACCGCAGCGATGACCTGCGCACGGTAGCGCCGGTAGTGGCCGATGCGCTCGTCGTCGGTCCACCCGTTGCCCAACCCTGCCAAGCTGAACGGCTGCCCGATGCTCGCGCCCACGGCTTTCACCTGGGCCGGATCGTCCTGCCACCCTTCAGGCAGTGCCGCGCGCGGCTGGGCGGACTGCGCCCCATCGGCCCAGCGGCGGTTGCGCAGCCACTTCGCAGGCATCGGCACAAACCGCCCCCCTTCGCGCTGCCATGCCGCGCTCTGCCGTTGCAGCGCAAGCGCCGCGAGGATGTTCGCAGCCGCCGCCGGCGACGGGTTGAGCCTTCGCCATGCCCTCTCTGCCGAACCCCGGGCCTCGCGACGTGGGTAGGCATCCCAGAATTGCTGAAAGTCATCGACCACGCCCTCCCCCGCTTGCGGGGGTAGGGGGGTCTTATCAAGTTCTTGTAAGTTCAAGAGAGTTCGGGTCCGCCCGGCGGACTGGTGCGGTCCGCCGGGCGGACTACCCCCGTCCGTGTGGCGGACCGGTCCGTGTGGCGGACTGGTCCGTGTGGCGGACTGGTCGGGCCCCGCCTCTGGCGCATCGCCATCGTCGTCCCCCAGGTCGTCGTCGGGGCTGCACGGCGGGCACATCGCCTCGATGGCTGCGCGCCGCAGCAAGTAGGTGGACGCCCGGCCGGGCCGGCGCACGACCGCAATGAGCCCCAGGCCCTCCAACTCCTGGATGGCGTCCAGCACCGCGGTCCGACGCCAGCCCGAGCCCAGCACCAGGTCAGGCACGCTCGACCAGCATCGCCCTGTGTCGTTGTTCGCGCGGCAAGCCATGACCATCAGCACCGCCTTGGCCGCGCCGACGATGGGCACCGGCAAGCACGCCAGCGTGAAGCTGAGTTGACGCGGTTTCATGCGCCACCCTCCCTTCGTCCGCCGGACACCCGGACGAGACACATTCCTACACCATCGCTTACTTGCGACCCGTCAATATGCGAGATGGTGGGAGGAATGCGGTCTGCGCATTGCCCGCGCGAAGCCAGTTCCGCGGCGCCCATTTCAACGCACGCCCTGAAGGGGGCGCAGCGCTTCCGGCTTGGCCGCCATGTTGCTGGCCACGAATGCCGCATTCAGGGCGTGCAGCGCACGCATCAGCTCCCCTGTGCTGCGTGTGACCCGGTCCAGCTCGTTGTCGGTCGTGCGGCCATCTGCACGCGCAGCCATGACCTCGCCCATCAGCTCGCCGAACTCCTGCGCGGCCACCGTGGCGGCGCGCATGCAATCGTCACCATCGACATCCAGCCCCTCTGGCAGCGGCAGCAGCATCTGACCGCAAGCGCCCGCAAACGCGAGCAGGATGCGCATGTCTCCCGTGCGCTGGGTGATCTTGACGGCAGTGGCCAGGCCCAGCTTGGCTTGCGTCGTGCCGTTGACCTCCTGGCTCAGCGTGGCAGGCGCTTTGTCAACACGTGGCGCAAGCGATGCCGCGCCGCCCGGGTAGTCGGACACCACGTTGTACGCGGCGTCAAGGACGCACTGAGGCATCACCGATCTCCTGTTTCGAAATGAAAGACGCGCAAGAGACCGGTCGGCACACTGCGCACATGCAAAGAAAGGCACCTCCGCACCACGGCGCCGCCAAGGCCGAGCGCTTGCCTGCGCTCGACGGATGGAGACGGGGAGGAGAAGGAACGACAGCACCGCAAGTTGCGGCGCGGAGGTGGAATGGGCGGGTGTTCGCAGCCCGGGGAAAATGGGATTTCCACGTCACCACCAACCCGGAAAGGAACACCCATGAAACTGGACGAGAAGCAACGTTTTGCTGGACTCAAAGCGCTGCACACCACACGTGGAAACCTCAACTACCTTCTGGAGGTGTTCGGCTTCGAACTTGCCAAGCGTGCAGGGTGGCAAGACATCGACGGCATGGACGCGGTGCACCTTCATCTGATCAACAAGCACCACTGGCTTCCGCGGGACGTCCGCTCGATGACAGAGGACGACTTGCGGCTGGCGCTGCACGAAGAAATGCAAGGTTGGACCTTGCCGACAGCAGCGCGCTGACGTCCAGGCGCCCTACAAGGCGGGAACGCTCGGCCTGGAAAGCGAGCTCCACCGCCTCGCAGCGCGCTACTTCCGCGCGCATGCCAAGGAACGAGTGCGGGTCGAACTCAGACATGAGCGCCCTCCGACACAGGGGCTGCGGCGTCTTTCAGCTCGGGCCAGATGTCAAACCAGTCATCGGGCCGCAGGCGCTTACGGCCTACCGCGCCACCCGTTTCCTGCTCAACACGCACGCAGTGCTCGGGCGGGAGCGGGCGCTCGCCCGACATCCAAGGGTGGACGTTCCGACGGTCCTTGTATCGCAGGACGCGCGCCAATCCGGCCTGTCCGCCCAACAACGTGGCAGCCTCGTGGATGGCGTGGCGCCGAGCCTCAGCATGGTGATCCATCTGGCGGAGTCTAATATTTTTAGACTACCCAGTCAAAGATCCTTAGACCACCCTCGAATCGCTCGGGTAGGTTTGCCGCATGGCCGAAGTTTCATTTGAGAAAGCCCAGCTCGCTATTCGGCTGAAGACCGCAAGAAGCCGCGCTGGAATATCGCCCGCAGAAGCCGCGATGGCGGTTGGCATGAAGCCGAAAGCCTTCTACCACTGGGAGTCGGGTCATGCGACACCCGACATCTTCAAGCTCAAGACGCTTGCACGCCTCTACGGCATGACGCTGGATGAAGTCGTGACCGGCGAGTCAGATTGGCCACTTGCTGGGGTCAGCCTTGCGAAGATCCAGCGCCTGGATCAGGCCGACAAGGTGCGCTTGGAGACGGCTATATTGCTAGCCGCCGCGACCATCCAACTGGATGTTGTGAACATGCAGAGCAAACAGGCCTCGCTGTAGGTTCAGGCGCCAAAATTTACCAGTTCAAGCGGCAAACGTAACAATTTGCAAGCTCGTGAATATGACCGCTTTCCATGCGCCCGAAGTCATGTAGGCCCACCGCAGACGCCCACATGGGTGCATAGCGCTGCGCAGCGAATGGGTTGCGGGATGGCCGTCCGGCCGGCATTGAGACAAGTGCAGTCTAAAATTATTTGACGAGATAGTCTAAGTTTCTTAGACTTCGGTCCATCCACAACGGAGGGCCGAATGTCAGCAACTACCGCACCGGCTAGCGTCAAGCCGGAACCCCACCCTCTCACGCTGCCCGCAGGCGCCAGTGAACCAGCGAAGACCGCCAGCGCTTCGCGGCCCCTCGGCACCCTCGACAAGCAGCTTGCGCACTTCTATCTAGGCGCAGGGCTTCCTGCGCACCTACGGCCAGCCGATTGCGGTCGGCGCAGGAGGCGCAGCATGACGCGCAGCCCCACCCTCCCAGTTGGTGGGCGCGGCGCGCTGGCCCAGGTCGCGCGCTACATCCTGGCGGCCATCTTCGGCATCGCCCTGGGCAGCGTCTACCGCCTCGACGCAGCGCCGGCCCGCCCGACCACAGACGCCGAGCCGGCCGCGCGTCTGCAGCACGCCATGCTGTTGGCCCAACAGGCCGACCGCGAACGCGAAGAGGCCTTGCGCGATGCGCAGCGCGCCTGCCGGGCCGCGCGCGGCACCGATGCCGTGATGTTCACCACACCCGAGGGCCACCTCGTGTGCCGCCGC